TGTTTCCTTTCTTTTTGTTGTTGAATCTCCCGTTTCCGCGTGTCCGTAATTTGAAACCAATCCGGGAACATTGGATAATGTGATCCGCCCTGTTGCATACCTGGGGCAAAACGCATATACGGCACATGATAAAGTCCACCAAAACGAAAATCGTCTCCTGCCGCTTTCTGAATTGTTAAATCCCATGAAATACCATTTTCCACCAAACTTGTTACAGTTTCAGTGTCACTTGGTGCTCCAAAAATACAGTAAAAGAAAACCCACCCTGTCATAACGTGAGCAGCATTCGTTTGGTAAACATTTAAATTCGCATAATTTAATAAACTTGCATATTGCGATGTAAATGGTATTTCAATTTGAACGTACGGAGTACCATCGTAACACATTGCTCCAGCCAAAGGCGGAACAAACGAATTCATCGATTGAATATCCTGTTCTTGTTCAATCGAAACGTTTTCCAAAGCTGATACATTCAATGCCGCGACACCAGCAAAATTTGGTCGCGTATAATAATGCAACGTATCACTCGCGTACTGACTTGAATAAAAAGGGTGCGGAAAGAAAAAAGCTCCATACTTTTGTACATCCGCAGCTTGACCATTTGACCGCCGAACTGTACCAGATATCATATTATAGCGCATCGTACCGCGCCAATATCGATACATTGGAGCAAAATGCGATAATGGATGTTGCGGTCCAACAACTTCGCTAATAGCAAAATCACCAGCTGGTGGACTTGTAAAATATGGAATAGGCATTACTGGTTCTGCAACATACGCAAGATAAATATTATTCCTTCCCGCTGGTATTGTTCCCATTTGACTTCCTTGCAACAATGTAAACCCATAAGGTTTATCATTAGATGGATCTGTCAATTTTCCAATTTTAAAATAAGGATAACTTCGGGTCGTATTTGGTGAATTCACACCACAAAAACGCGTTATGTATCTCTTTAAATGTGTCACCGGGGCATTTGCTCCGAAATGTTTAGGATGTTCGCCTTTATTTTCTTGCCCTCCTGGTGTTACCACAATCGAATCTTTCACACTCGATATTTCGTCTTGCGTTGGCACTGGGACGGCGTCTGCTTCTGACGCAATTGTAGCATTCAATTGCATTTCAACAAATGGTTCAGGTGGAGTAGTAGCTGTCAAAACCACATTTGTTGGAATACTAATCCCAGTAGCACTCGGATAATAAACTTTAAAATCTTCAGCACCACTTACGCTAATAATAACGTCAATACTTGCTGGCGCATTCGATGGCGTAACTTCACGATTAAGCAAATACAACCGAAACGATCCCATAAAATAATCCAACGGATTTTCTCGCCCAATTGTTGGTTGACCAGTATTCGTATAAAAAGCCAATGATGGATAAAATTCACTGAACTCCTGTCCGCCATATTGTGTTGTCCACATATTTTGATTGTTATACGGCACAGTATAATCAAAGGTGTGGTTTTCATTTCCGATGTCAATGATAACTCCATAAGCTAAACCTTCTGCCATAGTCAAAGCAGTTGCAGGAGGAACATTGTAATTGACACAAAAAAGAAAACGTGCTGTTAGCATTGGAGTTGTAATAAAATCAAAATGCAATTTGATTCCGCCACGCCAAAAACGAAACGGACGAACAGCATATTCCCAGCACGTAGTTGGTTGTAACGTATTTGCTCCGCGCGGCGGATAAGCATTAACCCCTTGCGGAATCATACTCATCCATGGTCCAAGCCAATGAGAACAAATTAACGTTCCAGAAGTTGTTGATCCATCCACAACATACGATGCAAAACGACCCATTCGTTGGAACAAATAACTCAAGTCCATTTCATCAGTGTCCGTAGCAAATAATTCGGGAAATGATAAATTTTGATTACTTGGATTCAAATCCAAACGGTTAAACATTGCCGATCCAGTTGTTTGCGAAAAGTATGAGAAAGCTTGTCGCTCAATTGGAAATCCATTAACAGTTCGAGCTGGTTTATCCATAGTCATTGGAATAGTTGCACTCGCTTTAAAACCATCCGACGTAATTTCGGTAGGCATAGCCATATTATCCACATTTCCATAAGTTGTTACATTATTAATTGATGTAGAGTTACCATTAGGTCTCATTAATGTAAATTCTCCTTTTAATTTCTTTCCCTGATCATAATAATGTCGAGCCGTTTCTTCATTAAAGAAAGAAATTTGGTTATATGGCCGCGGAATTCGAAACGCACTTTGGTCATCAAATTCAACCCAAACTGAAATATCAACCTGCGGTGGCATTGTATCCGACGATTTCAATGGTGAATAAACATACAATGCAATTGTTCCAATATAATCCTTCCAATAATGAGTTAAACCCGTTCCAAGATTTTTAAGATTAAGCAACGGTTTTATATTTGTAAATGGTACATTAATGGCCATTTCATTACCAGTTGGCACGTCCATGTACGCAGTTGGATTTACTTGAATAGTTGGCCACCATTTTTGCGTAAAATAGCATGGAATAAGATCACTTTTTGTGACCATTGGAAAAAACGTTGCCCCAACTTGACCAGCATAAAAACGCGTTGCATTCAATTTATAAATAATTTTAATTCCACCATTCCAATAGGTAAAATGTGTGAAAGGTGTTGTTTGAAATGCATTAACCAGTGCATCAACCGGTAATTCCATGGAATGTAAGATATCAAATGGTACATTCGAAACCGTTAGTGGTACCACTCCAATAAATGCTCGTTTATTCGTAACATCAGATAAAGTCCAATCCTTGTCGCTACTAGCACCAATAATCATCTGTGTCATACGTACAGGATTATTTGATCCCATACTAGTAACCGCTTGTCCACGCTGTGCTTGCGCAATAACGCCTTGTGCTTCTTGTTCAGTTGTAATTTTTGAATTTGCGTGCATTTCAACATAATTTCTTTCTGTTGTCATTGGATAAAATTTTTCACGAAAAAACAACATAAAATAATCATAAGAAAAA